TCTGTTAAAGATATCCTTGCGTCTATTCAGAAGTACCAGAATGCTCCTAGCAGTACGGCTACCTTCTATAAGTTATATGGACAGGATATAGCTGACACTAAAGCTGCTATAGTTGGACAAGTAGGTTCTGTCGTTATACAACAGGCATTAGAAGGAGACTTTAAGTCTCAAGAACTATTCCTACGTAGTAAAGGTGGATGGTCACCAACATCTACAGTAAACGAGCAAGAGCTATCAGAAGACCCTGACACTGATGAATCTGCTATTGACTCCCTAATTACCCTCTTAGGAAAGAAATCCCCCGATGCAACCTCAGACGAAGATAACGGCTGACGTATTACGTAGTCTTCCTGATGAGGAAGTAGCTGCTATCTTAAAAGAGCTAGGCCCAAAGAAAGCGGAAGAGCTAAGACATGATTGGGGATTTTGGGCTAGACCTGAGCAACTGGAGCCTGAAGGTACATGGAACACATGGGTCGCCTTGGCAGGACGTGGTTGGGGTAAGACTAGAGCAGGTGCAGAGTGGGTTCGCCATCGGATTAGAAGCGGTGACAAGATTGTACACTGTGTCGCCCCTACCAAAGGTGATGTCAGACGAGTTATGGTTGAAGGTGACTCTGGCCTTCTGAATGTATGTTGGAGTGGTGATGAGACGTATCGTGGTAAACACATTGGTTATCCTGTTTGGTCTCCCACAAACAATAGCTTAACATGGGAGAATGGTGCTAAGGCGGTATTCTTCTCAGCAGAAGACCCAGAACGTCTTCGTGGACCACAGGCTTACAGTGCATGGTGTGATGAGCTTTGTGCTTGGCGTAATGCACAAGACACTTGGGACATGATGATGTTTGGTCTACGTCTAGGTAAACACCCTAAAGTGTTTGTGACTACTACCCCCAAGACTACAAAACTAATAAGAACAATCCTAGACGATGATAAGACGACAGTCAGTACAGGCAGTACGTATGATAATGCTGCTAATCTTGCTGACACTTTCCTTGATGCAGTCCGCAAAACCTATGAAGGTACACGTCTTGGTCGCCAAGAACTTTATGCCGAAATACTTGACGAAGCATCGGGTGCTTTATGGAACAGAACTCTCTTAGCTAAATGCGAGATTGAGAAAGACGAAGTACCACAACTTAGTCGTATTGTCGTATCTATTGACCCTGCTATTACTTCTAATGCAGAATCAGACATGACTGGTATTGTCGTAGCAGGGATTGACGTAAACGGAACAGCCTATGTGTTAGAAGACCATACTGGTCGTTATACACCTCAACAATGGGCATCCAAAGCAATACAGTTATATCATGATCACATGGCTGATCGTATTGTAGCTGAACGTAACCAAGGTGGTGATATGGTACGCCATACACTACACACAGAGGATGAAACAGTTCCTGTAAAGCTCGTCCACGCTTCTAGAGGGAAGATGGCACGGGCTGAACCTGTATCTGCACTTTATGAACAAAGTAAAGTTCGGCATGTACGAGGTTTGAATGATTTAGAAGATCAGATGGTACAGTGGGAACCTTTAGGGTCGATAGGCTCACCAGACCGTCTTGATGCTTTAGTTTGGGCTTTAACCGACCTCTCACTTAACGGATACGCAAAACCACAACTAAAACTAGCGTACTCCAGTGCCAAGGGTTTAATTTGACTCTTAAGTTATATTAAACCTAGATAGTAGGTATAAAAAGAATCATGGCAAAGAAACTTTCAGAAACGGAAGCAACCCAGATACTAGGGATTGCAGGTGACAATACACATAACGGTCAAATCCGTGCAGATGAGTTTCTACCAGAGCTTCGTGGCAAACGTGCTATCCGTAAGTATCGTGAGATGCGAGATAACGACAGTACTATTGGTGCTGTTATGTATGCGACAGAGCAAGTCCTACGTGATGTAGACATTAAGGTTATGCCAGCAAACGATAGTGCTGAAGCTCAACGTGAAGCTGACTTTGTAAAGACTATCTTTGAGGATATGGATCACACTCTAGATGATCACATCTCAGAGGCTTTGTCGTCCCTAACATATGGCTTTGCTTGGTTTGAGGTGGTATATAAGCGTAGAGGTAGCCCAACCAGTCGTTCAGACAAGTCACGGTCTAAGTTTACTGATGGACGTATTGGTGTACGTAAGATTGCTTCTCGTGCGCCTTGGACGATTTCTAAGTTTGATGTAGACCAGAAGACTGGCGATGTCTTAGGTGTTCACCAAGAAGGGTCAGGGTTTAACAATACTAGCTATATTCCTACTCGTAAGTCTTTATATTATCGCACTACAGCTATTAACAACGATCCTTCTGGTCGTTCTATACTTCGCAATGCGTACACTTCTTACGAATACCTTAACAATTTACAGAGCATCGAAGCTATCGCAGTTGAACGTGAACTTGCAGGTATTCCTGTGGCTCGTATTCCTGCTGAGTACCTTAGTCCTGATGCTACTTCCGCACAGTCTGGGTTTGTCGGAAACCTGCAGCAGATACTCAGAGATGTTAAGTTTAACGAGCAAGGATATATTATCCTGCCCTCCGACACCTATCCCGATAAAGACGGAAGTCCTACCTCCAATAGGCTCGTAGATGTTGAGCTAATGGCATCTAATGGTAAACGTAACATTGAGATTGATCCGATTGTTAAGCGTTACCAACATGACATTGCTCGTTCAGTCCTTTCAGAGTTTCTTATGCTTGGTGGTGGCAACACTGGTTCCTATGCACTATCCAAGTCTAAGACAGACCTGTTCCTTCGTGCGCTTGAGAGTTACATCCAAGCCATAGTCGATGTTCTCAACAAACAGTTGGTAGAACGCCTATGGGAGTTGAACGGTCTGAACTATGATCTCATGCCAACAGTAGTTGCTGGTGATGTTGCTCCACACGATCTACGTGAGATTGCAGCCTTCTTGAGAAACTTGAATGGTGCAGACATCAACGTAAGTGATCATCCAGAGGTTATCCAAGACTTGATGGATATTGCTGAACTAAGATATGAACAAAAAGAAGAAGTAGAACAAGAGGAAGAAGATGGCAACGCTGAATGATAGAGTATTTGATAATGGCTTGTCTGTCCTCGACACTGAAGCTAACCGTATTGACCTAACCTCACAAGAGGCAACAACTTACACAGAGGCAACCGCAACTTATAGTTTAGGCAACTCAACAAGCCTCTCTATTGCTTCCCCCTCTGATCGTGCAGGTGGTGGACGAGAGGTTGTCGTAGCAGCTATATCTGACGGTTCAATCACAGGGGATGGTACAACAACGCACTATGCTATTGTTGATACGGTAAACTCTCGATTATTAGCAACTGGTGAATTAACAGAAAGCCAAGTTGTTTCGACTGGTAACACATTTACTCTAGGGTCATTTACTATCGGTATTCCTGACCCTGCATAATAAAGGTCATGTCCCATGACACGCAGGGTATTACAGGAAAATAATGATTTAATACTTACAGAAGCCAGTGACAATCTGGCACTGAATGTTCCTGACTTTAATAGGATATTACAAGAGAATGGTTACTCACTTCTAACAGAAGCAAGTGAGATAATCATAAATGACAATTTTGTCACTGCTATTGATACTGTCACAGGAAACCCTGTTGTACAGACCACAACGATAGATCAGGGACACACTTTATTAGCTGATAATCTGGTAACTGGTAATCCAGTCTTACAGACAACAGCAATAGCTCAAGACCACGATTTAGTCTTAGATAATATTACCACTGGTTCTGTCGTTATACAAACAACGGCAATTAATCAGGACCATCAATTATCTGGTACTGTTGTTGTCACAGGAAGCCCTGTACTACAAACAACAGCTATTGAACAAGACCACAACCTAGTTCTTGATAGTATTACCACTGGTGTTGTGAATGTAGCTCAAGTAGCTCTAACACAAGATCACGATTTAGAGCCAATAGGTTTCGTTACAGGGTCTCCTGTAGTTCCTATAGCAAATATGGATGAAGAGGAGACAGTAGAAGCTCCTTCGTTCATCACTGGCGCACCAGTCTTAGGTTCACCTGAACTCAAACTTAACGACTTCACGGCCTACAACATTACAACTGGTCGTCCAGTACTTGGTAAAACCTACGACCCACTCAACACAACACTTAAAGAAATCAAGGAAATCGAAGATATGTTTGGTGGTTGGCAAAGACGTGCATATGAAGTCCCTGATGGACGACTTGTACAAGCTGAACGTGAGATATATCGTACCTTTGGTGAACAAGTTTCTGTTGATAAGAAAGCCAAGTCTCTTATTAAGTTTGGTAAGTCTGCAGAGATGTCTGTCGATACTTTACAGACAGTTTGGACTGTCGGTGGGCATGAAACTTACGTACCAGCAGACACTATCACTCATATTTCTTCGTCGTCCCCCTCTGACACCCAAGAGATATTACTAGAATGTCATACTGTAGAAGGAACTGGAACTGATAGTAAGTTTAGCTTCTTGACACAGGTAGTCACTCTTGATGGTCAGAATAAAGTTGCTCTTAATGTTCCAGTGGCTCGTGTATCTCAAGCGTATAATAACAATGGTACAGAGCTACAAGGTCGTGTTACAGTTTATGAAGATACAGCAATCGTTGGTGGTGTCCCAAGTGATGCAAGTAAGATACATATAGACATTCCAGCAGGTTTACAGTCTTCACTTAAAGCAGCTACAACCTTTAGTGATAAAGACTACTATATTCTCACTGGTGGGTTTGGCTCCGTGTCAATCAAGCAAGACGCTGCTGCTGATTTTTATCTAGAAGTTAGAGATGCAGGTAAAGTCTTCAGACAGGTTGCAGCTATTTCAGCCTCATCAGGTGGACCTTGGAATGTAGAACTAGACCCTGCAGTTATTATACCTAAGAATGCTGATGTTCGTATCACTGCAGAGACTTCAACAAACAACGCTGTTGTATATGGCGTATTTAAAGGTTACTTAGCAAAGGTTATCTAGATGCCTAAGACAGCACTAAAGAACAAGATGGAAGCCCACAACAAGAAGTCTAAGCATAAAGTTACTATGCGTATGCTAGAGGCTGTTTATGATCGTGGTGTTGGTGCTTACCGTACAAACCCTGCTAGTGTTCGTCCTAACGTCAAGTCACCTGAACAGTGGGCTATGGCTCGTGTTAACAGCTTCCTGCGTATTGTAAGTGGTTCTAAGTCTGCTAATCATGATAAAGACTTGTTACCCTCATCTCATCCCTCGTCATCTAAGAAGAAGATGCTAAAGGCACAATATGCGAATGACGTATTCACAACAGAGATGGAAGCACGTAGTCGTTCTATGGATATGGGATTAGGTGGTACAATTCACGTACATGAATACAATGGTCAGGCAGTCTACATGCCAGCTATTAATCACGACGAATATTTGGACTATTATGAAGACCTAGCAGAACGCAATGCAGAGCTTGCAGGGGTAGACTACCCAGAAGAGGAAGAAGGCCACTCAGTGGACCGCTTAGAGGCTCTCAGGGTCATCGTACAAGAGATTATGAAAGAAGAATTTGCCAAGGCTGAATACCAAGGCGAAAAAGTAACTTTAAACAAGCCTCGCCGTATTCAAGGTGGTAACAAAAAGTTTGAAGTGTTCGTGCAAGATGGCGACAAGGTAAAACGAGTTACCTTCGGTGACCCTAATATGGAAATTCGTAGGGATAACCCAAAGGCTCGTGCTAATTTCCGTAGTCGTCATTCGTGTGATACTGCAACAGACAAAACCTCTGCTCGTTACTGGTCTTGTCGTATGTGGGAAGGAGGCACTAGCGTGTCTGAACTAACAAAATCAGTTGAGGGACAAATCCTCAAGGCTGATGAAGAACAACGCATGGTCTATGGTTGGGCCTCTGTAGTAACCGAAAAGGGTGAAGCAGTAGTTGACCGCCAAGGCGATGTAATAGAACCTGACACATTAGTACGTGCTGTAAATAAGTTTATGGAGCATGTTCGTGTAGGTAAAGAGATGCACAAAGGGGATCAGATTGGGGCGGTTATCCACTCCATGCCAGTCACTAAGGAGATTGGTGAATCCCTTGGCATACAGAGTGACCGTGAAGGTTGGATCGTAGCGTTTAAAGTATATAACGATGACGTTTGGGCCAAGGTCAAATCTGGTGAGTTAGCGGCCTTCTCTATTGGGGGTCGTGCAATCAAGGAGGACTATGATGCCTAACCTTTTGAAACAGCTTGAACTGGATGAACTATCCTTAGTGGATCGTCCTGCCAATGCACAGGCAATGGTCTCCTTGTTCAAGCGTGATGATTCCAATGGAGATAACATGGAACAAGAAGTAGATAAAATGTCAGACGACCTAAAGGCAAAGCTAAAGCCTTACATGGACAAAGGCATGACTGAAGATGAAGCTATGAAGGCTTACGAAGCAGAAATGAAAAAGTCTGAAGCAGTAGAAATCGACGAGCTTGACATCGTTAAAGCTGAGAACGATGCTCTTAAAATTCAGAATGAAGACCTTCGTAAGGCTCTTATTGAGAATGGCTTTATTATTAAGTCTGATTCAATCGAAAAGAAAGTTGAACCAGAGTACATTGAGTACGAAGGGGAACAAATCAATAAAGCAGATGTACCTGCGGTTATTCTAAAAGCACTAGAAGAAGCTGAACTAGCTAAAGCTGATGCGGAACTAACTAAACGTGCAACAACTGCTCTACCACATTTTGCAGAAGACGTTGCTAAGTCTTTGGTTGCAGAGTTTGGTGAAGTAGAAGCTGTAATGGAAGCCTTGAAAGCTGCAGATGCGACATTCGCAGAAAGCATGGAAGAGGTAGGAAAGTCAGACGCAGATGGCGAGTTCTCAACTGCTACTGACAAAATGGAATCTCTTGTCAAAGCCTATATGGAAGAGAACAAGATGAAAAAGGGTGACTACGCCAAAGCATACGCTGCCGTAGCTAAAACCGACGAAGGTAAAGCCCTAATCAACAAAAGCTATAAAGGGGAATAATTATGGCTGTAATGCAATCCCGTGATACACGGACATTCATTGCTGGCGAAGACCTATCGTCGGCACAATTTAAATTCGTAACACTAGAGTCAGATGGTCAAGTAGACCTAGCTGACGCTGCTGGTGAAAACGCAATCGGCGTTCTTTTGAACGATCCTGCATCAGGTGAGGCAGCGACAGTTGCTGTATCTGGTAAGGTCATGGTAACTTCTGGTGGCACTATTGCTGCTGGCGCACAAATTCAAACAGATGCTTCTGGTGATGCTTTAACAGCAGCAGCAGGTGATGTCGTTCTAGGTTATGCTTTGGAAGCAGCGGTTGATGGTCAAGTATTTGCCATTGAGTTGATCCAAGGCGGCAACGTAGTACCATCGTAACCAGCAATAGGAAGGATATAGAACAATGCCATTGCTAACACCAAATTCGGTACATATCGATCAGCCGTTGACTAACCTCACAATCGCTTATGTACAAGACCAAGCTAACTTTATCGCTGATAAGGTTTTCCCAACAGTAGGCGTAGACAAACAGTCTGACAAATACTACATCTATGACCGTGACAACATGAACCGTACAGGTGACGTGAAGGCTCTTGCGCCTCGCACAGAAGTCAACCGTATCGGTATGTCACTATCAAACTCTTCATTCTATGCAGATGTCTACGGACTAGGCATGGACTTCGACCAGCAAACTCTTGCTAACGAAGATGCGGCACTAGACATCCGTGCAGCAGGTGCGCAGACACTAACAAACCGTCTGTTGATCCATCGTGAAGAGCAGTTCGCAACCAACTTCTTTGCCACAGGTATCTGGGGTACAGAATACACAGGTGTTGCTAACGCAGACAACGACACAGCAGCAGAGGTCACACAGTGGTCTGACTACACAAACTCAACACCAATCGTTGACGTAACAACTGCTCGTCGTTCAATGCAACTAGCTTCAGGCGGCTTCAAGCCAAACACAATGGTTGTTGGTAAAGAAGTACGTGACATCCTAATCAACCACCCAGACATCCTAGCACGTCTGAACGGTGGTGCAACTGTCACAAACACTGCACTTATCACTAACGCTAAGTTGGCTGAAATCTTTGAGGTAGAGAACTTCTACGTCATGGAAGCAGTTAAAAACTCATCTGTAGAAGGTGTCGCAGAAAGCAACGCATTCATCGGTGGTAAAGCTGCATTGTTGGTACACTCACCTGCATCAGCAGGTTTGATGACACCAGCAGCAGGTGTAACCTTCGCATGGAACAACCTACAAGGTGTAAACAACTTGGGTGTCACTGTAGAATCATTCTCAGACGATGCTCTTAAGCGTATGCAAGTTGCTGAACATATCCAAGTTAAAATGTCATACGACATGAAAGTCACAGGTGCTGACTTGGGTGTATTCTTTAACACTGTTGTTGTTTAATATATTATTACTGGGGGCTGCTTCGGTGGCCCTCATATTCCCTCACCCGACATAAGAGGTTATCATGTTAAGACAAGAAGAAATGCCTCTTCAGCTAGACCGACCAGTGTTTGTTAAAGTACCCTTTACTGCAGGTGGTCGTCAACTGAAGAAGAACCAAGAGTTCAAGTGGAAAGAACTCAGTGTTGACGAGAAGACAGTTTTGACTTTCTATAATCAACGTATGATTTACCACAACTCTGATTTAGAAATAGAACGTAAAGTTGGTGACGGACTAGAAGAGCTAGATGTAACTGGATTACACGCTGTTGTAGATAACATCAACACTAAGGTTAAAGCTAAGACAAGCTCACAAGCTGACTTTGACCGTAAGAAATGTAAGAAATCTAAGATTGCAGATAAGCAACGTGGATTGATTAGAAGCTGGCGTAGAACATACGGACGATATGAGGTAGACTGATGGCTTGGAGCTACGACGAAACTGATCTAGGTACAACAACGGCATCTGGTCGGTTGAACTCTGTTCGTTTATTGCTTGGCGATACAGATACGAATGATCAACAGGTAAAGAACGAAGAAATCACTTTCGCTCTAGCTCAAAGTAATGACAATATCTACTATGCAGCAGCTTGGTGCGCTAGAACAATAGCCTCTCAATATGCACGTAAGGTAAATACACAATTAGATGGCGCACTAAGTGCAGACTATAGTGATCTATCAAAACAGTACAGTAACCTAGCAGAAAACCTAGAATATCAGGGTAAGAAGTCTGGTGCTGTTGTAGGTATCAAGGCTGGTGGCATAAGCAAAACTGTTATTGATACTGTTAGAGCTAACACAGATCGTATAACTCCATCATTTCGTCGTGACCGCTTCCGTAATCCTCCAAGTTATAGTGGTGATGAATACGGCTCAGACTATGATTAATAGGGGGCATAGATGTCTTTCAGATCGTTTGACCTTTATAATCTAGTTAATGACTTTGGGGAAAGTGTAACACTACGCAAAGTTACAACAGAGGGTACGTATAATCCTGCTACAGGTTCTCTAGAGAGTGAAGCTACAACAGATTATAGTATCACTGCGTATTTCTACAATTATGACGAAGGTATTATCTTTAACGTAGATCAAGTTCGTCGTGGTACACGTAAGTGTGTTATTTCTGCTCTGGGGTTAGCTGTAGAACCTGACGATGAAGATCAAATCATAGGTAATGGTGATACAGTTAAGATTGTAAGTGTTCGCACAATATTTTCTAATGGGACTAAACTTTGTTACATTTGTGATGTGAGAGAATAATGCTTAAAACTACATTTAAGATTAATCCCTCGTTACGAAAGAAGTTTGCTGCATTAGAACAAAGAGCAGAAGATGCTGTAAGAGATAAGCTAGTAGATATAGCACAGACAGCAGTTTTATATTCACCTGTAGATACTGGTGCTTATGTAACTTCATTTTCTTATACTGTAGGTGCTGGTCGTCCAAGGGGAAAGTCCTCTAGAAATAAACCTACAAATCAGAATGCAGAGGCAATGCGTAAAGAGGGTTTAGGTAATCTTGTTTCAGATATAAACAAAGTACCTAACCTACTTAATACGACAGCCATAACACTAAGAAACGGTTCACCTCACGCCCCTGCCGTAGAATATAAACATGGATATCATGTGTTTGCTAAAGTAAGGAATATTCATGGCTAGTATACATAATGATATTCGTGCTGCTTTAGAAACAAAATTGTCTAATGTTTCTGGTCTACCTGACATTGCATATGAGAATGTTTCTTTTGATCCGACGACAGGTACAAGCTATGTCAAGTGCCAGTATGTCCCGACACTCCGTAGACCTGCTGTAAGAGGTACAAATCCACAACAGAGATACCAAGGTGTATTTACTGTTCTTGTTTATACCCCAGAAGGAAACGGCCCAGCTACTGCTGATGATTTAGCTAACAAAGTTATAGAGGCTTTTGAGGCAACGACAGACATTAGCTTTACTAACTCATCCGATGAGACAATCATAGTGTCCATAGATTATGCTGAACGGCAGCAAGGCTTTGTGGACAGTCCTTGGTACTATATTCCGATTGATATCGGCTGGTACATATACAATTAATTAGGAGAATATAAATGGCCTTCGCACAGGGTTCTCGTTCCACGCTGTCATATATTACCGAAACGACTTTCGGTACGACACCTGCTGGAAACTTCCAAAACTTACCTTTCAACACACACTCACTAAACCTAACTCGTGATCGTGTTGCTGGTAATGAAATTCAAGCTGACCGTATGACACGGGTTGACCGTCAAGGTAACAGCCAAGTAGGTGGTGACATCGTTGTTGACCTACGTGATGGTGACTTTGATGAGTTCTTAGAATCTGTTATGCTTAACACATGGGACACAAGCCCATCGTCAGCACCAGATGTACTAAAAGTTGGTACAACACCTAAGTACTTCTCTATCGAAGACTACGCTGCTGACATCGATCAAGCTCGTTTGTTTACTGGTTGTACAGTATCTACTATGGGTATCTCTATGGCACCAAACCAGATGGTTACAACAACCTTTGGTATTATTGGTTCAGACATGAGCATGTCAGCTACAGAGAAGACACAAGATGCTTCATCGTCAGCACAACCATTCGATGCTTACTCAGGTGATTTGGCTATCGGTAACGTAGGTTCTTCATCTTCTGCCGCTATCATCACAAGTATTGACTTCACAGTTAACAACAGCTTCTCACCTACATTCGTTATTGGTAGCTCTGCAGCACCATCTTTAGAATATGGTATGTCACAGGTTGAAGGTACTTTCACTGCATACTTTGAAGATGCTGCATTGATTAACCGTTTCTTGAATGAGACTGAAAGTGAATTGGTTATCACAGTTAATGACCCATCAGCAGCTAACGAATATGAGTTCATGTTCCCACGTATCAAAGTGAACTCTGCTGATGTTGGTGTTGATGGCCCACTAAGCCGACTAATCACAATGTCTTTTGTTGCTCTATATGACAGCACAGAAGGCACAAACTTTAAGATCAGTCGTCCTGAGACTGCGTAATCCCTAGCTAGGGCGAGGGGTGCTGGTGTCGGGTCTGGCATCCCTCACACTTAACTACCCGATAATCCCGTAAACAAGGAAACTCGACATGGACTTGAAAGATTTAACACCAAGCAGTGACACTGTAGAAGCTACTATAGTACACCCTGCTACTCTAGAAACACTTACCAATGATGATAAGTCTCCTATGACTATCACACTACATGCACCACATTCTAAGGCTTACAAATCTGCTATACATGAGCAGACAAACAAACGCCTTAAGAAAGCGCAAGGTAAGAAAAGCCTAGAGGTTACAGCAGAGGAGCTAGAGGACGCTGGCTTGGAACTCTTAGCTAAAGCAACCAAAGGTTGGAATATCACATTTGATGGTGAACAACCAAAGTTTAGTGCTACAAAAGCTAAGGCCATCTACTCAGAAGTATTTTGGCTACGTGAACAAATTGAAGAGGCTCTGAATAGCTCTCTGGATTTTATGAAAGTGTAGTATCAGACTTATGTGAATGGGCAGGACATCAGTTCAAACTGAATAAGCCCACAGAGTCAGGTACTACAGAACGTGAACACTTAGAAGAAGTAGAAAGGCAGACTGGACGTAAGATTGAAGCATTGGAACCCCCGACAGAATTTCCAGTTCTTATATCTCATGTCTGGTCTGCCTTTATTACATTAAGCAACAGTAGGTCTGCTGGTTTCTCAGGCCCAAACCCGATAACATACGAACAGATTAAGGCGTGGAAAGAATTGACAGAGACACCACTTGCATCTTGGGAAGTAGAAGCAATCAAGCGTCTAGATGTCGTATACTTAGGGGTAGCTAATGGCTAATGATTTAGAACTCAGGGTTGGCGTTGTAGGTGGGGATGACCTACTGAAAGTAACCAACAGCTTTATGAAAATAGAGCGAGAGGTAAAGAAGTTAGCTAAAGCCCAAACTAAAGCGCAAATTGACTCTGTTGCTATGGCTAAAGCCATAAACCAACTAAGAGACCGACTTGTAGGTATGGGCTTTAGTGCTAAACAAGCAGAGGCGGCTATACTACGGCTTTACAATGCCGAAATTAAGACTATTAAGGCTACAAAAGACTTAACTCAAGCTCAAATGGCGGCTACTAAATCTAGTAATCGTATGGGTGTAGTTACTCAGCAAGTAGGTTATCAGGTATCTGACTTTGCGGTTCAAGTTCAAAGCGGCACTAATGTTGCAGTAGCATTTTCTCAGCAAGCCTCACAGTTAGTAGGCGTTTTACCTTTAGTTGCTGGTAGCTTGGGTTTAACAACTAAGGCTGCTATAGCTTTATCTGCTGGTTTAGGTATTGCAATACCCTTAATAAGTTCTGCCGCTATGGTCTTCATGAACATGAAGAAAGAAGCAGATGATGCTGCTGATAGCACAGACATCCTTGAAGATAGAATAAAGTCATTAGATGAAAAATTAAAAGAGTTTCTCCAAACTAGGGAAGCATTATCTCGTGGGTTATCTCTGGATGAGCTTCTAGCTGGGGATTCTTTAGAGCAAGCTAAAAGACAACTTGTTGATGCGAATAATGCTTTAATAGCTATTCAACAAAGGTCTGCATCTATGGCTGCATCTAGGCAGTCATTAAGGGGTGGACAAACTATGTCAGCCTCTGAAGCCGAAGCTGCATTTGGAAATAGTTTACAAAGTATTACAGAAGCTACTCAACTGCTAGAAGATCAAGCTAAGGCGAGGGGTGACCTTGAGGTAGCTCAACAAAGATATAACACTTTACTTGAGAGAGAGAATGAATCTAGGCAAAAAGCTCAAAGGGCGGAGCTTGACAGACAAGATTTGGAAAACACTAGACTAAAGTTTGGTGAAGAAAGTGTAGAGACTTTTGAAAAAGAGTTAGAGCTTTCTCTAAAAGCATTAGAGGCAGACCTTAAATCAAAGAATGTTAATGAGAATGTACTAAGCCTTATACTGAAAAGGGAAGAGTTATTACAGAGAGAATTACGATCAGCTAATGAAAAGTCTGAGGCAGAAGAGAAGCTCTTAACACTTAATCAGAGACGCTTCAAAGTTTTGATGGACAGCATAGCAGCTAACGATAAACTAAATGCCTTTACATCAGATGAACTTAAGAAGTTACAAGATCAGAACTCCCTTTTGCAAATGCAACTTCAGTTTGGTAAGCAGTCTACTGCTGTAAGACAGTTAGAGACTGACATAGCTGTAGAAAACTATGAAGCTGACTTACTAAGAAAAGGCGTTGCAGAAGATACAGTTGAAGAACTATCAGATCAATATAGACTTAGCCTTAATTTAACTGAACAACTCAAGGACCAAGTAGCACAAGCACGAGAGTTTAAGAGACAAGTTCAAGACGTATCTAAGTCTTACGGTAAAATGCTTGAAAAGCGTGTACTAGCTGATGTGTTTGATCCTCGTGGTGAAGCAGGTATGACTGCAACGCAAGCGTTACGACTTGGTGTCGATTTGTTTGCAGATGATGGAAATGACACAAACACTTCTAAAACGAAACGTGATCCTTTAGTAGAACTTAGAAAACAACTTGACGTAGAAGAAGCTCTAGTTGGTAAAACAGAGGCTCGTAAACGTATAATTCAAGCTCTTGGTGTAGACTATAAGAAGTATGGTACAGACACCATAAACTCTCTAGAAGCTCAGATTAACAGAACTATAATCCTTCAAAGGCTTGAAGAAGATAGAATACAAAAGCTAGAAGATGCTCGACAAAAACAAAAAGAAGTGGCGGATGATATAGCTGGTTCTATGGGTGATGCCTTTATGTCTATTGTTGATGGTACTAAGTCTGTTAAAGATGCTTTCCGTGACATGGCTAGATACATCATTGGTAGGCTCTACGAAATCCTAGTTGTAGAACAAATGGTACAATCTATCTCTGGTGCTATACAAGGTGCTATGATAGGTCCAGTTCAAGGGCCAATGTTACCTAGTGCAAATGGTAATGTGTTCTCTAATGGTTCTGTCGTACCCTATGCCAATGGCGGTGTCGTAGGTTCTCCTGTATACTTCCCTATGGCTGGTGGTCGTACAGGACTGATGGGAGAAGCTGGACCAGAAGCTATTATGCCACTTAAGCGTGGTAAGAATGGTAAACTAGGTGTACAAGCTGACGGTGGTGGTGACATTACTATCAACCAGAGCTTCAACTTTGCTGCTAATGGTGACGAGAGTGTCAAGAAGATCATCGCACAACAGGCACCTAAGATTGCACAGATGACACAGCAACAGATCATGGACTCTCGTCGTAGAGGTGGTCAAATGAAGGCGGTATTCGGTTAATGGCACTTATTTATCCACTAGACCAACCAACAGGTATTGGTATCGCACAGATTGAGCTTAGGGCGGTAAATGCTGTCGCTACCTCTCAGTCCCCCTTCACTTACAAACAGCAAGTGGTTTCTCATCAAGGTCAACGATGGGAAGCCTCTGTTTCTATCCCTAGTGTCCGTAGAGACCTAGCTGCACCTTGGAAATCTATGCTTGTAGGTCTTAAGGGTCCAACAGGTACATTTCTACTGGGAGACCCCGACTATGCCACTCCAAGAGGTACACTAATCTCTAATGGGGATAGTATTACAGCTACAGCTACTGGTAACGCAGGTGATGATGATGTTACGATTACCATGACCTCTGGTTCTGACACACTACTGGCAGGTGACTATATTCAGCTAGGGACTGGTAGTGAGGCTAAACTACATCAAATCTTAAGTGACATAACAGGTACAAGTCAGGTAGACATCTGGCCTAGCCTACGCACAGACTACACAGCAGAGACTGTGATAACAACAAGTCCCAAGGGTGTCTTTAGACTGAAAGAGAATATCACTTCTTGGTCGATTAACAATTCTAGCTTCTATGGGATTTCATTTGAAGCAGTAGAAGCAATTACGGGGTAAGAGAGTATGGCTGATAAGAAAATATCAGAGTTAACCAACATCACAGGGGCTAATCTAGCCGATGGGGATGAGCTTGTTGTCGTTGATACAAGTGCCTCTGAGACTAAAGCCATTACCTTTGGTGAATTTAAGAATGCATTAGATACTGCTACAGGATTCGTCAGTATTACTGGGGACACGATGACTGGTGATCTTGCGTTATCAGGTGCAGATATTACCTTCGGCGACAACGACAAAGCCATCTTCGGCGCTGGGTCTGACCTACAGATTTACCATGATGGGTCTAATAGTTATATTTCAGATCAAGGCACTGGCGATTTAAGAATACTTGCAGGAGAGTTCAGTGTTAAATCTGCAAGTGGTAATACTGACATGATTTATGCCGTTAACGGCGGCGCAGTAACCTTATATAACAACGGCAACACCAAACTCGCCACCACCAGCACAGGCGTAGACATCACGGGTACTTTGACCAGCGATGGGCTGACTGTGGAAAGCACAGGCGAAGCTGCTGCTTTATTTAAGGGTTATACTTCAGTTAC